TAAATATTGACCATTTTATTTCTATTAAGGGATGTACATTATATAATATGCAGCAATTACAGGTTGAATGTTTGAGTGAGCTACGTTATCACCTGTAGGATCAACTGTTATAGCTACGTTATTAGCAGTGTTTGAAGTCACTGTAATACCTGTTGTATTACTTATAGCTTGTATATCTTTAGGGCTTGTGTTTCCAACAGCAATTGTACCACCACCTCCTGTAACACCACTTTGTCCAATTGCGTGCGTGTGACCAGGATCATTTAATGTTACAACTGTAGTGCCTAAAGCAGTATGTGTGTGAGCTGGTAATTGTGTAGGAGTAAGCGTTACTGTGTTTGCTCCTGTTGTGCCAGTTAACGCATAGTTTGGATTGCCAGGATTGGCAGGATTAACAGCAGGAGCAAGACCAATACCTACAGGAGGTACACCAGCAATAGCACCTACAGTGACACGTCCTCTTTTATCAGGAGTGCCATTTAAACCATTGCATAGATACACCTTATTGAAACCATTTGCTAGAATACCAGCACCTGTTCCATCAAAGTTAGACAATGAACCATAGTATTCATATGCTACAAAAGGAACCATCTTTGAAGACTGTTGTGTAGGAGCACCTGATTGACTAGCTAAATAAGCTGCAATCAAAGCATCCAAGTCTGCAAGTTTAACATAGTTTGTATCTACGTCTAAAGTAAGAGCAGCTAAGTCAGCTTCCACCACACAAAGCTTTGTTATAACAGCTTGTAATACAGCATGTGTATCACTAGAGTCTGTTACACCACTTAGACAGTCTACATCATAATCAGCATTCAATATAGCAAGTTCAGCTTCTACAGCATCAACTTGTACTTGTAAATTACAAGCAGCTCTTACCAAAGCAGACAACACCTCAACTAAGTTAGGTGTTCCTACTGGTAAATATTGGCTAACAAGTGTACAATAATACGAAGGATTTATGGTGATATCTATACCTGTTCCATCTAAAAAAGATACAACTTTTTCAATCAATATATTTTCTACAGTGAGTAATGAGTCTCCTGTTGAAATATCTAACTCTTCAGAGTCATTGCCTGTGTACCTTACACAAGCATCTGCTGTGATATCTACACATCCATTAAAGCAGGCTTCAGGAGGACAAGTTGAACAAGACATTTTTATAATTTATTTATGAATTAAAACTTTAACTCTACTAGCTATTCTCTGTACAGAGTAGTGACTGGCATAGTCTGGATTACAATACTTATATGTAAGTATTCTTTTGTAATTCAATAACTCACCAATTGGACTACACGCAAGGCTATAGTTCATAGAGAATATGATATTGTTATATTGAATCTTGGCTAACTCAGTTAGCTTACAGTCAATATCTTGAAGCAACACAGGGATGCTTGCACATTCTATACAGTTAGTTAATCTTGGCTGCAACATATTTAATAAATTTTGTAGCTTGTTGAGCAGCAGCGTGACATGCTGAACATAAGCCATTAATCAATTGGCATCCACAGCCAAATTTAGCTCCACAGTTTCTACAGTTTGCCATATTAATAAAAGTTAACGATGTAATTATTGCCAGAACAACCACAGTTGCTCCTTATAAAATTGTTTAACATAGTGTTTGCCTGTATATAAAGTTTATTAGCAGTATCTACAGCACAGTTGTTTGCAGCAGCTATTGAGCCTGATATCATATAATAGATACTAGTCAATGCCACTTTTGATTGTGTCTTGATAGCAAGATCACATTCCATCATATCAAGCTTCATAAACGCATTATCAAACTTCTCTTGTATAAGCTCAGTACGCATGATATTCTTTTCTACATTATATGTAAGAGCAGGTGCCACTGTATACTTTAGATAGTAGATACCATCTGGTAGAGGAATTAAGGGTTCACCCACAAGACTTAGTCCTAAAGATGCAGAATTGAATATATTAAAGTCATTTGGAACAAATGGTAAAGATACCACTCCAAAATTGGGTACTGTTATTTCTATTGTAGGGGAGCTCACAACAGGAGGATCTGTGTCATATGTTGAAGCATCAGCAATACCCAATGTTAGGGTATTGTAAGTTGGTATTACCAATATATCTAAGACCATGTTATTTAAAATAAAAATGCCAGAGGATTTGAGAATATCCTCTCACCCTCTGGCATAGGTTAATATGATTCTACTTTTATTCTTAAGGAATCAAAGTAGTTGTTGTTGAAGTACTAGGCCATACAGTTGTAGTGGTAGATGTTGTTGTTACACAAGCATTATCATCAACTACAGGTCCTAAGGCAGCTACTAGGATTGCTTCGATTGCAGCAGTTGCACCATTAGGAATAGCAAGGATTACAGTGCTATCTTCCATGATGTAATCACCCCATTGATAAGCTGATTTGTCATACTCATTGAACTTAATGTAATAAGTGTCATAAGTAGTACCATCAGTTACCCAAGACTCAAAGTTCTCGTTGTAACCAACCATTCTGTACAAATGCTTAAGGTAACCTGCTTGGTAGCTGTAGAAATTCTTTTCTAATTGTTGAATTTCTGCAGAAGTTCCAGAAGGATAGCTAGAACGTTGTACAATTACAGGCTCAGCAACAAAGTTACATCTGTCAGCAACAATGAAGTCAGCAGTGGTTGCAGGACCAGAATACACGAATGTGCGGAAGTAAAATCTGTCATACTCCCAAGGGAATGCAGCAACGTCACATGGTTGACCATACTTAGTTAATGGTTTACCAGAGATAACTAATTTAGCATTAGCATCATTACCAACTCTTTGGAATTGATAGAAAGTGTTAAAGCTAATGTTGTCTGGGTTATCGCCAGGAGCTTGCTGTGTCAATTTAATAATAAATTGATCAATTAAAGCAGGCACATCAACGTCTGTGCAAGGATCACCACCACAGTCACAACAAGGAGCTTGTACAGTTACTGAACGAGTAAAGCCATTGAAGTATAATGTATCAACGTAAGAAGAATGACCACGTAAGGTTAAAGTTACAACGTCACCACATTTAACAGTCCAACCACCAACTTCAGTTACTTGGTTAGCTGATGTAGGGCAACCTGTCGCTTTGTACCATTCTGTTACATTTGATTTAGCATTACCTCCAGAGCTTAAAGATCCAGCAATTTTGTCTGAACGCTTAGAGCCTTGTAAATAAGTATTCACTCTACCTTGAGCTACATAGAAATAAGGTGATGCAGCAATGTTGCCTGCTGTGGCAACAGTGTAATCACTTCTAAAGAAACCAACTTGACCAGCTGTTAAATTTTGTGTAGAACCAGAGCTAGGTAGAGTATTTCCTACTGGCACCACAAAGAGCGTGGTTAATGAAAAATCAGCCATTTTGTTTTATTTTAAATTGTAAAGAAAAAAATTACTCGTTTGTTTGTATTCTGTATATGGAGCTTTGAACAGCAGATTGATTCTCTGTGTACATTGCTAGGTTCTGCACTGTAAGATCTAATAACTCATCTTCAAGATAAGCTTCTAGTTCACAGTCAGAGTTTATTGAGTTTGTTCCATCAAATCTAACGTAACCTACTTTATCTATGTATTGTGGGTAACGCATGTATGAGATGTATATTTGCGTTGGTGTAAATGTACCATCTGTAAATATAGAGATCTCATCAGAAGATAAAGAGTTGAACGTTTCTTGATATTCAAATGATGGTCTGTAGTGAGTGTTGGTTAAACAAAATTGCAAATCACCATGACTAGCTAAGTCTCTATTAATCCATATCTTTCTATCTGTACATACACCTTTGTCAGCCAATGCATAACTATCTATATAGAACATGTACTTTGGGATGAGTAGGTCAACATCTGCAGACCACTGATTTAATTCAGCGTTCTTAAGAGTTAAGTTAAGAGGTTGATGGTTATATACCATCACCAGATTTTGTAGGTCTTCATAGCGTTTTTTAAACGAATCTAGACCTTGTCCTGATACAGTACTAAAACCATCAACCTTTTGTTTTATAAGTTTTATCTGAGCCTCATTCAATGCTAGAATTTTATCTTCTAGATTGATTTGCTGATGTTCATTCGTTGATAGTTTATTTAGTTTCTGATCAATTTTGTATAATAAACTATCTACAGGGATCATATTGAAGCTATTTTTTTACCTTTTAATTTACCTTCTAAAATTAACAACTGATCTTGATTATCATCATCTGCTAAGAACTTAACTAATTCATCTTCATCCTTAGCTATTTCAAACTCACCTTCATAAACTTTACCATTAGGTTTTAGTCTGTAAACTGAGTGAGCCACTGCTTGTTTAACCAAGTCTTTAATATGGAGTAAGTTTTCCTTCATGTCTGCAAATCTGTTAAACACCTCAATTGGATTTAACCCTTGATATTTGCCATTCTTGAATTCTGTTTGTTTTAATAGGTTATCAACCTGATTGTATACAGCTTCTTCTTTAGAATCATCTGATACTGGAAGACCAAGTAGACGAGCCACTTTCTTCTTCTTGTCAGGAGTCATATCATCAAACTTGATGATTGCTTTATTAATAAGTTGTTTCTTCTTGAAGATCACCTTATTTTCAATCTCATCATCAGCAACATAGTATTGAATATCTGCTGGATATTCACCACGCTCCCAAGCTTGATAGCTAGAAGCAATTGTTGGATGTACTCTTAACCAGGCAAAAGCTAACTCTTGCATTGGTACACCTAAGTCAAAGTAGTTGTCACCATCTGATAACTTAACTGGTTGAACGTGCATAGCATCATCAACAGAGGTTGATAAGCCATAGTTCCAAAACTGAGCACGTGGATTTAAATCAACGTTCAAAGCATCTTCAAGCTTTTGTTTTAATTCTGTTACTCTTTCAATCTCCATCTCTCTTTCTAGAGGATCTGAGATCCTTCTGATGTAAGCAGCTTTAGGATCTAATCCAGTTCTGTACTGACCATCTAACTCTTTGTAAGGATATTTAAAGACTCCTGTACCAGGAATCCTAGTGTACCCTTTCTGTGCAAGTCCACCTTGCATTGTCTGCAATTGAGAGTTATTGTACTCTTTCTTAATAGTAGAGATTTTTCCTATCTTACCCATATGTAGTTGTTTTTATTTGGTTTATTTGCAGATGGGTCCCATCGAAGGGAATGCAATTAACAACGTAGTTAATCCATCCATCTGTGTGAGAAGACTCCCCCACTGGGAGGAGTGGGGGGGAATTCTTCTCTGTATAGTAATCCTAACCCTAAGATTAGAATTGTGGTATTTCTTCGATTAACACAGTACGTGATAAATCTTCGATGAACACATCACAACGATCTTTCATCCATAATTCATAACCAGGGAATTTGTTCGCAGAACTCATACCTTGAGACTTAGCAAAACCTAAGTGGTGACGAGTACCATCGATATAACCCCAAGTCATTGAAGGAGCACCCTTCATACGTACTTCACGAATGTTATTGATCATAGAACCATCAGACATTGGAGATACATCGAACACCATGAATACTGGAGTTGATTTCTTGTTTTGTCCAAATTCTAAGTTTGTTTGAGGAAGGTCTAATTCTTTTAAGTGAATTAGTTCAACACGACCTGTTTCACGTGTAACCATTGCATCGAATGCAAAGTTGTAAGTGATGTGTTGACCTTCTCCTTGTAAATAACGATTACCAGAATCAGCCATGAAAGTAAGACCTGAATTTAAAGCATCATTCTTAAGAGCTTGTTGGAATACGTCAAAGCCAGCTTCATTAGTGTACATTTTAACACGTCTGTCTTTAACATCCACACGTCTGTAGAATAAGTCACCAAATACAGCACGAATCAAGTTTGCAGTGAACTCACCACGATTGTATTGTACTAAGTTACCATTGTTACGCATTCTGTGATATACACCAGCAGAAGTACGCTTTAATTCTTGCTTAGAGCCATTAGTCTTCACAGTACCAGGACGAGCCCAGATCATGCGCTTAACTTTTAGTTCTAACATAGACTTACGCATCCAGAACTCAATAAATGGTTCCCATTTAACATCATTACGAGTTAAAGGTAATTGGTTACGTCTTTGTGGAGCATATACTAAGATATCCAATGGATTACCTTTAGTATCTCTCATCATTTTGTCATCAGCCCATTCTGTGATTTTGTGCTCATAACCATATGCAGAACCTAAAGATTCAAACATTGTGATTTGCTCACCTAAACGAGGAAGGCCTAATAAGTCTTGGTCAAATTCACCAATAGCAGCATCAACCAATTCAAGTTCGATACCTGTACTTAAGAAAGTAGAGCTTACGAAATCTACAGTTGGGTTGTCACTTACTAGAGTGAAAGTGTATAAGAAACCAACGTTCCAAGGAACTGGATCTTTTACAACATAGAAACGTGGACCATATTGACGAGTACCTACAGATACGATAGCGTTCTTAGAGAATTCATTAGTGTCAATGATTAATTGAAACTCTTGTCCATCAATACCAGGCTTGCTTAATTCCTGTGTAGAAGTTGGAACATCAATGATTTTTGGGAACTTGTAAGGTACTTGTACTTGCCACTTCCAAGCATCACTGTTGTTGTCAATATAGTAAGGAGTGCTCTTGTTAATCATATCCAAGAAATCATTACTGTAAAGAGAACTCTGAGTGTATAAGCTGATAATTTTCTTATCATAATCAGCAGGCTCAGTTGAGTGAAAGCTTTCCAAGTGGTTCGCATCAGTCAATTTACCTACTGCACGCTTGTCCATAGAAGCTACTCTAGCATAGGTAAAACCAGTTAAACCTGGGATTGTTTGAATTGCCATTTGTTATTCTTTTTAATTTTTGTTATATAAAATTGTTATTGAAACCAAGAAGTGGGTTTAGTTGATGGCTTAGATTTCACTGAACTCTTCTGGGCTTGTCTGGCAACCTCACCAAATAATTCATTTGACTTTTTGGTAATACCTGTCTTTTGAATAGTAGATAATGTAGGATCTTTCTCCATTATCTTCATGATTAACGCAAGTTTTACTTTTGTTGCATGATTCTCAGGACGCTTCAGCTCCAGAATTGTACGATCAAAATCAGTGAGAGTCTCACCTGAATTTGTTTTGTACTTGTCTGTTACTAGGAAATCTTGTAGTTCACCAGCTAGTTTTGGATTAATTGGTATGCCATCAAATTCTTTAGCTTTGATCTTCTCCTGTAAAACATTGTTTACATTCTGATAGTATTGCTGTTTGATAGCCTGTTGCTGTTGTAATTGAGCTTCTTTTTGTTGCTCCATTTGTTGAAGCTTTGCAGCTTCCTTCTTTACTAAAACTTTGTGATGCTTGGTAGCAACGTTCTCAAGGTCACCATAGTTTTTAAGTCTTTCAACTTCAGTATCTACATCTTCTTTCTCAAAGCCTTGATCTGTAAGAGCTTGTCTAATAATAGACACTTGATTATTCTCTTGGCTTAGATCCATCTCAGCAAATGACTGAATCTGATTGTATGTGCCAAAGTAGTCTTTAGGATCTACTCCTTTTACAAATATGGCATCAAATGCTTGTTGATAATCTTCTCCAAATTGACCAATGAAGTTGTTTACAATCTCAATAGCTCCTTTCTTCTTCTCTGCTTGGAACTTCTCCAAGAAAGCTTCTGGGGTTTCTATTAGTGCATCTTCTTCATCATCATCTTCTTTAGAGAAAACACCTAGTTTAAAAAGGTCTCTTGACAAAGCAGTGAATTGGTTTGCACCTTCTTCTTCACCTTCTTCATCACTATCTTCTTGATTATCAGTACTTTCTGCAGCAGCTTTCTTAGCTGGTGCTGGTGCTGGTTCATCATCATCATCTTCTTCATCATCTTCTCCATATAAGAAGTCTTGAATCCCTTTAACAGGTTCATCTTTCTTATCTTCATCTGAAGCAGGTTCTGAAGCAGCTGGTTGTTTAGAAGTAGTTTTCTTAGTTGGAGTGGGAGCAGGATCATCTTTGATATCCTGAATATCATCAGGATTAGAAGTTGCACTGTCAGGGCTCATTAAGTCATTTAATAACTCTTGGTTACCCATACCCATGTCCATAGTATCTTGAATACTAAAGTTACCCATTTGGGGCATATCTAGATTTTCAGCCATATGTAGTTGTATTTATTTGGTTTTCAAGGTGTAAAAGTATATTAAGTTAATGTAATAGCAAAGAGACGAGGCTCTATATAGGCTATTATTCAGCATAATATAGCATTAATATTTTTTACTCTAATCTAATTTATTATTGAAATTATCATTTATCAACCTAAAGCTTCTGATTGGGGCAAGGTCTGTAAGTGTAACTTGTTGAACCTCAACACCCCACTTCCTTGCTTCCACCCTAACTTTCTTACTAAGAGTGTTGTCAAGTTCTGTATCTGTACACTCTTCTAGGGTCATTGACATAATGACATTTTTGATTATGCTTTGAGACATGTCAGACAAAGCGTCTTGAGCATCATACACCTCGAGGAGGAATGTTTTAACGTCTGCTATCTTATATTTAATAAGTCCTTTTACTACAATGTTCTGTTTGTCTTTAGTATACAAAGATTGTGCATCTAAGCTAAGTGTTGTCACAACGACATGTTGATCTATCACCTCATCAAAGAAGGGGAGTTTTAAATGTATCCCTGGTTTGAGCACTGAATGAAATCTACCAAACCTGAGTAACACAGCCTCTTCATAATCTCTGATTATAATAAAAGGTATTATCTGGTACCACCAGTGTGATAAGATTTCAATCAGTTTATCAAACATAATTATTTAGTTTTCTTGTTTGCTCTACCTTTAGCATTCTCTCTAGCAACAGCCAAATCATTTGCTTGGTTTTCTCTAGCCACCTGTAACTTCTCCCTTTCTACTTGTAGTTTCTGAGCAGCTAATGCATTCTTAGATTGAATATCATTCATCTTTGCTTGATAATCCTTAGCAGCTTTTGATTGTTCAAATGCTAACTTATTGATTTCCAATACATCAGGAGCTCCTGATTCATCAATATCTGATAGAGGACCACCTTTAGCTTCAGCTGCAATAAGGGCAATTTCCTTTTTGTTGATTCTATCAAGCTCAGCTTGGTAGTTATCATTAGCTAATTTCTCTGCTGCTAGTTGTTGAGCTGATTCAATTTGAGCTTGAACTTGTTGTTGTTGTTGCTCTAGCTCTTGTTGCTTTTGTTGCAGTTGTTGATCTTGAAGTTGTTCTTGTCTATCCTTTAATTTCTTAAACACCTGCTTCATCTGTCTCATTGAATTGGTGCTGTACAGCTCAATCACATCATGTAAAGATCCACCATTTTGAAGAACAGCTTGAGACAATCCTCTAATCTCACTAAACATTTGTCTATCTTCAGGTCTGTTGGTTAAGAACACTTTTAAGTCTCTGAATCTTAAGTCTGTACCATTTACAGATACAAATGCAGATTCTCCCTCAGATGTAATATAAGATATAGTTGATTGTGGTTTCTTAGCTTCTACATATAAGGCTGCATCAATAATAGCTTGATACAATTGACCAAGAACATATTCATGTGCTACAAACAAAGGTTCTGTTTGAGCATAAGATTGTGTAATAGCTGCGTTGGTACCTGTAGCTGATTCGCTAGCTTGTACAGAACCAAGTCTTTGTCTAGACATACCTATTAGTTCCCAACACTCATTCTTTATCTGTTGTGCTAGAGTATACCTTGCTTGGATCTCCTGCGTACGTGTAAGGTCTAAACTAGTAAATTGGTTAAACCCAGATGGACTCTTTAAGTTCTCAGGACTGTCATCTACAAATACCACACCTCTATTACGTGCCTCCATCTCCCATACATCAAGAGCATCTTGAGCATCTCCATCTTTAGGAATAGGAATATGTCTAATAGACATTAACTGAACCTTACCTACTTCCTTCTCAAGAAGCTTATACAATTGGTTCATACAAACGTTGTATATCACCTGGAAAGGTTTCATCATATCAACTAAGCTCTTAGCTTCTGTATTCTTCACCTCAAACACCTGACCAATAATAGGACAGTAAGGTAACAACTTATATGGTTTAATATGATAGATGTCTGGACCAATCTTGATACCTTGGTACCATTGGTTAATCCAACCCCACTCTAAAGACTCTTCTGTAGGAATAGTCTTGCTCTTATAGTTTTCATCTACAAGCATAGACTGTTCGTTACCCATCTCATCTAAATAGATGACTTTACCAATCTTTTTCTTAGAGATCCAATATGCTCTAACAACAACATACTTGTAACCAAAGCTACTAACGTTAGATGTAAGACCTAAGAAATCTTTAAGTCCATCATTGTTCTCTTTCATCTCTGATTCTATAATCATTCTGGTTTGTAGAACAAGAGGATCGTATGTATCATACTGAACAGAGTCTTGACCTGGAATTGCATTAGGGTTACCAAGATTAGATTCACGTACATTGATAAGACCATAGTCTTGTAGTGAACTACGCAAGTGGTCAATCTCTTCTTTAGTTATATCAGGGATTGCCTCAATAATTTCTGAAAGTTCCATAACTTGCACAATACCAGCAGCATATGCTCCTTGGCTTCTGCCAGTTGTATCTGATATATACTTTCTATCTGGAGTGGTTAAGAACCAAGTGTTCTTAGGGTTAGCCACCTCAATGTTAAATCCAGTTTTTGAGTTGTCTTCATATATATGAAAGAACTCTCTAGAAGAAATCAATAAATCTCTAAAGGCATCTTCTGATTTTTCTTTTAATACAAACTCAGCCTTCTCAGCAGTTAATATATGATTTGCCCACTTTTCTGCTACAGATGTATAGCTATCAAGCTCATCTTTTACTTGATCTAATGTTTTATCTTGTATTTCCTCATCTGAAACTTCCTCACCTTCAAGTGCTGCTTTCTCTAGTATTTTTCTTTGTGCTTGAGAAACAACATAGTCTTGTAGTATTTGAGTTTTGAATTCTAGCTCCTCAGCTTTACTGTCATCATCAAAAGCTTTGACACGAAATGCGTCTGGTCTTTTGCTGATTTCTCCAACCAACTCATTGATAGGAGTGGTCATTATAGAATAGTGTTTTACATAGGCAGGAAGTTCAAGATCTGCTGTGAGCACATCTGTAAAGCTTCTAACTTCTGGTTCAACATAGAAATCTTCTCTTCTTAAAATACCTTTAACAAGGTCATAGTTCTTTACAAATGTATCTCTGCTTTTAACATATTCAGCATATGCTTTGTTTGCAAAGTAGTCCATTGTGTTCTTCACCCAACTCTCATCTTGCTTTTCCTTATCAGTTTTGAACTGATCTGGAAATATGTTTAAATAGGCATACCTAATGGTAGCGTCTTTCGTATATCTTATAATTGCCATTATGAAAACAATTTATTGCGTTTATATTTATTTTTTGATCTGCCAAACATATCTCCTCTAGCCTCAGTGAAAAGTATGTTGTTTCTTTTCTTCTTGAACATTGATGCCACTCTTTCATCTGATGTACCTCCTATCTTACCCATTATTGGGTCCATCTTCAAAGCTTGCGCTATGGCAAGTTCAGCAGCTACAATTCTATCAAAGTTACCTTGATCATTGTACTGGATGATTTCTTCAAGTAGTACAGGATCAAATATCTTGCTCACTCCCAACACTTCTCTTATCACCTCACCAGCTTCATTTGTCTCTTTGAATATGGCATTTTCCATATACTTCTTAAGACATGTATGTAGATAGTCAATAATCTTTTCTGATGAACGATGGATACCATAATCTCTTTTTACAGTGGTGTTTGGTACAATCTCCTTCAGCCATTCAGGTTGTTTCTCTAGATAATGAGCATCTCCTTTAGATTTCATATATTCAATAAAGGATATATCATCATTCTCACAGAGCGTTCTTGCGTTGTAATACTTGATAAGCAATCTAGCTTGTTCTTCCCAAGTCTCTTTCTTATCAGGTCTTGCACAATACGAAGCTACGAACATATCCTGATATTTCTCACCAGTAATTTCATGCATCCTCTTATATATGTATACAGATCCAAGTGAACTTGAATATGCAGACTTACCTTGCCTATATGGATCGACTCCTGCTACATACAGTCCATAAGGTGGATTGTCAATAGGGAATTCATATATTACAACAGGTGCATTCTTTTGGTCACTGTTCTTTAGAGGGAAGTTTGATATAGGAAGCACATCTGTAAATTCATGCTTTATTGTTCCCTCATCATTAAACAGTACAACAGGTGTACCTGTCCTTTCTTGCTGTAACAATCTACTCTTCTGCCTCTTAGCTATCTCAATGTCAAATATGTTTGTATCTTCATTGAGGAATATATCATCTACCTCCATTGGGTAGTACATCTTTTCTTTTAAATAGGCTATCCTATCTCCAGCTTTCTTAAGTCTGGTTAGGTTATCATTGGTTATCTGAAGGGCTTTCTCTTCATTACTAACAAGCATTTTAACCTGGTGTAAGTCTGAGCTTGGAGGCATATCTAGATATGCTGCTAGTGTAGAATCCTCCTTTGCCTCCATTCTATACTTGGCTGGGATGAACAAGCCATGTATACGTTTATCATCTTTGGCATTATTATATGTAAGGAAGTTAAAGTTGTCTACGTCAAACATCAAGGACTTAGCGTCCATGAATTTCTTCATATCACCGCCAGTCCCAGTAAGAATAGGGCTACATCCCCAGCCATAGGGTGTAGTGAAACCAGGAATAGCTGCCTGTAAACCTCTAAGAAAATTACCTTTACCAATCTCATCTATAATTAATTTACGTGGTTTTGTACCTGCAATGGCTTCCTCATTATTACCTTCATCAAGGTTACGTATTAGAATGGAAGAGAATGGGATACGTTCACCAGACTTAGTCTTGATGCCAAGTGTCACTTGGTTTTTCCAGTTATCCTCAATTCTCTGCCATCTCCAATACTCAGGGATGAAATTCAACCCTTTGTCAATCTTATCAGTAATCAGTTTAATATCTGGGGCATTTAAGCCTGCAATGATATTCTGACTGTTTTCATCAAAGGTTGCACCCCATGCTATATAGGATGCTTCAAGAACAGACTTGGCAAAACGTCTAATACCTAGAATGACTAAGCCTCTTTTATCTTTTTGAGCTCTGTCAATTTCGCTTGTCACAAGCCATTCATTATCTCTCAATAGGGGATTGGCATATTTCTGTGCAATCCTCCCATAACTATCAATTATATCCACTTCTGTGTGCCAGATATTTAAGTGCCAATAAAGAAAGGGGTTAATATAAACCCCATCCATCATTGCACCATTTAAACAAAGATCCTTATGAAAGTCATGAAAGGGTTTGCACTCTTCACTATTTCTATCAGGGATTCTTTTCTGGTTAATGAACCAATCCTTATAATCTATAGTTTGTATGTTCATCGTCTGTTTTTAAGGAACTCTTCAGCTGACCCAGATAACTCACCTTTTCCTCTAATCTCCACTTTAGCCTCTTCAGCATTCCTTAACTTATCTACCACCTCTACTAAGGCTAAGTAGTTTTTCATTGTCTCTTGTACAAATTTACCTTGTGCTTCAATAGAGGCTATGACCATAGGTAACATGCCTCCTTTAGCTGTAGGTTTCCATTCAATCCTGTCTTTCAGTTCATGTAGTGGGTTTGCATCTACATATTGTTTCCATGAAACAAGTTGTGACTCAGCCCATTCAAGCTCTGTATTGATGTATGTAGTTTTTTTAATAGTCGCCATCTTCTTCCTCCTCTTTTAGGATGTTATCAAGGTCCATGCCCTCTTTAATTATTTTTTCTAGTTCAGACTCATCTGCGTGAGGAACGTCCATCTCTATTTCAGACTTATATTTGCTTAGGGCAAATGCAAGTTCTTTATCTGTTATTCCCCAGATGTCGCCATATCCATCAAGAGCTGTAGCTAGATGTCTTCCAATGTTGTATGTAGGAAAACTCTTATTTAGTTCTTGTAGAATAGAAATGACTTCTGTATAGGGAGTCTTTTTACTCATATCAATTGGTTTAGATCCTCGTCAGTTAATCTTGGTTCTCTTATCTGCAAGTCTAGTTGTTCTTCAAATTCTTTAATGGTCTTGGCACCCTCTTCTGTCATATAATCCTTTGTAAAGACAATGGCCATTTTGTCAAAGTCTTTACCAGGTACACCTGATATATCAATATAGTTTACCCCCTGGTTGTACAGGTCAACAAGTGTATCAATCAACTTGTCTAAAGGTATCTTCTCAATTCTCACTTCTCTATTTTCCATAGACTTCTTTTTTTAGTGCCTCCTCTTCTTCCCTGTCAGACATTACAGCCTTCCATTTTTCAAGAGGACACTGGCAAGATAAGCATTTTGAAAAATGGAAGGCTGTAATGTCTGACAG